GGGAGAGGGAAGGGAGCGCTAGGAACAAAATTGGTGACAGAACTTGGCGCAGTAATTAGATCCGCCCTTGAAACTCTGGGTAATGTATTGAAGGGCGCTTTACTAGGAAAAGGTTTGCTCGGAGGAGGTGGCGGTGGTACTTCTGGAGGTATTAAACCTCCAGCTTCAAATGCAAAAAACTTAATGATGCTGGGTGGTGCCGCAGGTCTTTTGGGTTTAGCTTACTATTTCAAAGATGAAATAGGAACATTTATTAATAAGCAATTGGAAAGCGGTGGAGTTACAAATCCTTCCGGAAATAATGATAACCCAGATGCTCCTAGAGCAGGAGGTATTGATATCGGGAAAATGGGAGCAACAGCAGTTGAGGGTGCCGCCGCTGGTTATGCCGCATATCGTGGTGCTAAAGGAATTGCAGGAACATATAAAGCGCCTATGCCAACAGCGCCTTCTCCTATGACAAAAATTCCTGAAGGTAAACCATTAACATCTTTTGGAAGTGTTGGCGAAAAAAGAGAAATGGTAAAAAATAAAACCATGTATGAGAAGGTTAAAGCATTCTTTACAAAACTTTCCAACAATCCAAAATTGATGAATGTATTCAAATCAAAATTATTAAAGAGAGTTGGTGAAGCGGCTATGCTAAGAATAGTTGCAATAGGAACATCAATTGCAGCCGCACCGATGACTTTTGGTCTTAGTCTCGTATTCGCAGTTGGTGGAGCAATATGGGCTATAAATGATTTAATTGAAATATATAAACTTATTTTTGGTGAAGGTGGTCTTTATGATGAAGTAATGAAAGAAGATGTATCTAAAGTTTCTCCAGTTCCAATTAAAGAAAGTTTGAGCGCCAATGAAGAAATTATTCCATCGGGAACTTCACCAAGTAGAGTAGATAATAACGAATTACTATCAATGATACGTGGAGGAGAAGCAGGAAAAATGGGGTATGATGCTGCCAATAAAGGAAAAGCGGGAGATATGAAAGGAGGAATTCCAGGATTATCTAGTTTGAAAGTTGGCGAAGTCATGCAATTACAAGCCGATAAAAAATTATTTGCGGCAGGAGCGTATCAAATCATTCCAGACACTCTTAATGATTTAATGCGAGGTAGATATGGAAAAACTGGTGTTTCCATGAATGACACTTTTGATAAAACCACGCAAGATAAATTAGGAGAGACATTACTTAATTTTGCGCTGAAAAACGCAGGGAATGATCCGATAAAACAACAACTTGAGATATCAAAAATATGGGCGGCGGTTGCTGATCCAAATACTGGATTATCTCGTTATGGAAATGTAGGAAATAATAAAGCATCTATTTTAACAGCACAAATACAACCAGCATTACCTGGTAGTGCATTGGAACAAGCAAGTACAGCAATAGCTTCTTCAATGAGAGAATCGTCTTCACAGCCTCCCGTCATTGCATTTAGTGCGCCACAAACAATTAATAATGGCGGTTCAAGTGCGGCACCACAAACAGTTGCGGCTGCTACAAATATTGATGCCTTAGAATTATTCTTTCAAGCAGCCGCAGGCGTAAGACCAATATAAAAACCCCGCACTAGGCGGGGCAAACTAAGTTCTGAGGAAGTTTAGTTTATTGTTCAGCTAACGACTTGAAGTAATCCAAATCATCATCTACAGTAGTAGACACAGGAGCTTTTGCTCTTGTAACCGATGTTGGCAATTCAACATCTTCTGCACGAATATTAGGAACAGCATCACCTTCAAAGCCAAGAACTTTATCAAGGCGAGCCTTAAGTTGTTCATATGGTTTGAAATGTTTCTTGTCCGTAAAATCTTTCAAAGAATGTTCTTTGGTGTAAATTGCTTCAAGTTTAGCATCATCGCCATCAAGCAATGCAGACTTATCAGCAAATTCTGATTTGTCGTAGTTGCGATATCCCTCAACATTACGAATCTTCAATTTGAAGTTAGCACCTTCCCATAGGTCAAATGGGTTCAAAGGTGTTTCATCGGGAAACTCAGGATTCATCACTTCGGAAATCTTATCAAAGATTTTCTTTCCGAATTTATATAAGCGAACAGTACCTTCATTTTCGGGATTGCTTGGATCAGAAATAACATAGATATTCGCAACGTAACTCAAGCGGCGCTTTTGTTTACGAACGATTTCTTTGTTTGCTTCAACACCAGAATTCCACAATGTAGAGTTGTGTTCACAAACGGGACACTTATCACCAACTGTAGTCAAACAGTTATCAATGAACCAACCGCCTGGTCCTTGAAAGCCGTGGTCAAAACGGCGTACCCATGGAAGTCCATCATCACCATCAATAGAAGGTGCTGGTAGAAAACGAATAACAGCCATGCCGTTACCAGATTTATCTACAGTTGGAGCCCAGAATCGGGTGTCATCTTTAGAGCCAGCCTCAGCAGTTTGTGTGGTGGTCTCAATAGCCTTTGTGAGTTTATCAAGGCTGTCGCGGTTGCGTTTTAGATTAGCGAAAGACATATTATTTTCCTTTGTATAAATTGTATGCGTTGTATAAAATTATCCACATGATTCATTGTATCATGTATTTAGCACACTTTCAATGCGGTCTTCTAACATCATTAAAGTATTACCAATTTCTTTGTGAAGAATACCAATACCACCTGCCGCATTAAACGACTGAATAATATCTTGTGTATCATCAATAAGAATAGTGTTTGGTGTAGCATACTCAGCCTTGTGCTTACGACCGGGAACAACGTTCGCCTTTAGTTTGCCAAGACCATTGTTTGCTAACCAAACAATTTTTTGTCGTTCAACTTCTTTATGGTGTTTTTGTCCACCAGATGAAGTCAACAACTCAATCGGTAGTTTTGTTTTGAAGCAAAAATCTACCAATTGTTTTCCACCAGGATACCATTCCAATGTTTCAAATTGCTTGTTCTCAATGAAGTGGTCCCAATGTAAATTAAAATCTTTCCTGTCACGCATTGAACCTGGGAGTTCATTGTATAACTGAAAGTACCGGCGTTCAAAGTTGCAAAGAACACCATCCATATCCAAATAAATCTTTTCAATCATTTCAATTCTTTCAATGCTATTTCACGAAACTTTGCTTTATCAAAACTCAAAAACGGAGAATACTTTGTCCACTTTTGATGTAGTAATGGCCAGCGAATATCATCTGAGATTTTTCTTTGCCACATAGGAAGAAAATTCATCATTGAATTCAGTATGCATAGAGTTTCAGCCTGAATAACTTTTTGTAAAGTCATCGTCAATAACTCTGGATACTCACCATCAGTTTTTAATAAATCGTTTATACTACCACTCTCACCAATCACCGAACAATCATTTTGAAAGTTATAACTCAATGCTTGAATGATTGCAAGTCTCTTTATATTGACTTCATCGGATCCATCTTCAAGCAAAGTGCCTGCCCAACAATTATCATTGTGTAAAAAATTTGAGATAACAAAGTCCATGTAATCATTTCTACGGTTGTTAAACTTGCGGGATAACTTGTAGAAATGGTACTTGTCTTTTCTTCGCTCAAATGTCTCTATGGTGATATTTGTTTTACCGTTGTACTTAAAAAAGTCATAGCCCGAGGTAAAATGCAATTTTAGTACGTGATAGAGGGTGAATGCTTCATAACCAGTCATGCTATAATTATATCACAAATCAAATAGGAAGTCTACGTGTTTTCGGTAACATATTGAGTTCTTGTGCATCAATTTCCACTTTTGATTTCAAGTCTTTGTTTACCAGACTGGATGCTAATTCAATTTCCATACCAGTCATATTACAATACTCAATGATTGCTTCCATATAGTTGTAGTCGGTTTCTAGTACGAGTTTTTCAATCTCTTCCTGAAACTTATACATTTCATCTTTTGTTGGCATTATTTTACAATCGTTTCATACAACTGTTCAAATTGTTCATGCACAGCAACTTCTTCATCATAGTTTTGTTTGTGGTAAACTTTAACTAGACGATTCACAATATTCTTGGGCAACTTCAAGTCATCACAAATTTCTTTGATTGCTTCCTTAATAAAGTCTTTTTCGCCTTCCATGCGAATCATAGAATTGGAACACTCTTTCATGGCATCAAGCAATTTCTTGCGGTCAGCCTCACTAGAGATTTGATTAATACTAAATTGTTTTACAGCCATAATATACTCCTTAAACGAAACCCATTTTGCTACCAACTGTTTTGTTGGTACTTTGTTCAATTTGTTTGTTGAACACTTCTGCGATAGTCCAGCTATCACGCTTACCATCCAACTTAACACCGATTTTCTTAGCCAGTGCTTCGGCTTCTTTTTGTTTCAATGAATCAAAAGAAACAATGTCAAAACAACGACCTGGGCGAATCAACGCAGGATCAATGTCACGAATGCTTGGCAAGTTAGTTGAGAAAATCAACTTCTTACCTTTTGTAGTAACAAGACCATCACCAACGTTTAGAAAACGATGCATCATCGTGTTACCATCGCTCCGTGCTTTCAGGAAGTTATCAGAATCTTCAAGCACCATCACACCAGTTTCATCTTCAATGAATCGTGCGAACAGATAATCTTTCTCCAGAATTGCGGCATCATATGTCACAATAGCAGAGGAGTTACTGTGTGCAAGAAGACCACGAATGAAAGTTGTCTTGCCAGTGCCTGGTGGTCCAATCAACAAAAGAATGTTTGCATTAGATTCCAAGTAGCGGTCATAGTAGTCGGTCAATGGCTCTTTGAGAAACGGATACATTTCATCAACAGGCAAACGATCCGCATTCAAAGGAACATTAACGCTATCGCCATTCGCACCATACACCCACTCAATGTATGATGTAACTTCTTCAAAATGTTTTAGAAACATGTCTTCAACATTTTCAATGAAGATTTTATCACCATAAGTTTGTGTGGTAATTGAATTAGAATTCACATCATAGCGAATGAAATTCAAACCTTCGGTGATGATAAGACCACTAGAACTTGTGAATTGAAGAATGTGGTCACCCTCAAATTCTTCTTCAATGAATTCTTTCCACTTTTGACGATTGCCATGCAATTTCAACTCCGAATTATGAGTTGAAATTTTCTTTTCTGACCGAGCATCAATCATTTGCATGTACAGCCAATCGCTGTAATCAGATGCGCCAACAAAAAATTTATCGTTTATACCTGTTTTCATTTCATTCATATTCATATCCGTTGCGTCATAAGTCCATGATTTCAAACTACGTTTTCTCCGTTTTCCTTTTGATTTAGAAACCCGATATTTCCTAGATGCACCTTCGCCGATTTGTGATGCGGCCAGTTTCAATTCTCTAAAAATTTTATCTACTTCACTCATTTTCTAACCGTGGCTGCGTAAGTTATACAGATTGCATTCATGTTTGTTTCATATGCACACTTAACAGAAACTGGATCAACACCTTTGGCAATAGCCGCTTCAATGTTTTTTGCCATATTGTTTCTGTCGTTTATATTATACATGAAGATACTTACAATAAACGTACAACAAACTATTGTTGCCGAAACGCACACCGTAATTAAGTTATTGTTCATTTTAAATGATTCCTTTGTTTCTGTCAATTTTGTCGCCTTTACTCTTGTAGAAAATATGCCTGCCAATTTGTTTCTCCTTTTTTAGTTTTGTCCAACCTGGATTCACATAATCAGCATGGTAATAAGTCGCACCGTTTGTTACATCGGTCATTCTTTCAAAATTCAAGAAAAGGTTTGTTGATAACTCTAAAATCTCATTATACAACAAAGTGTTCTTGATTGTCAAGAGTTTGCTGGTAAACATCGTGTCACAATACCAAGAAAATTGGCAAGTGTTACCAGTCTTTTGCTTTACAACTCCACATATGTCATCCGCATATCCGGACTGTACTCTGTTAAAGGTTACGAATGCTACCGCTTTCTTACCTTCATTTGGTTCATGCGCGGCTTCAAAATAAATATTTTCAGCTAGGCATGTTACCTGTTTCTTTGCATCCATAGTGAGTGCATTGAATGTTGACTTCATCGGTAGAATGTTTCTGGTGTCAACATTCACTAATGATAATGACAAAATTATTGATGAGAAAATTATACTCAAGAGTATAGGTTTACTTCGCATCTTTTTCCTTTCTGTGTGTGAATGCCAGATAACTGGCATACCTCCAATTAGGATTTCTTAGAGACTTTTGGAGTTTCTATAGAAACGAAACCACTAAGAGAAACGAAACCATTAAGCACTTGTGCTTTGGCTATAATTTCTGTTTCGGAGGGATATGGCGGAAAGCCTGGGTGTGCTGGCGGTGTCTCGCCTTTAATTTTTGCAGATTCACATTGCATGGACCAATCATTGCTGATTTGCTCACGCTTACCATAATAATCATCTGATAGCATCCCTTGTGCCATTTTTAGTAGGTCAAGGCGTATCTCAAAAGGTGTCATGTTTGACATAGTTTCTCCTGTGTGTTAGTGTGTGTTAGTTTTTATTGAGAACTAACAAACTCTTATATTAGAATCCTACTGAGACTGTAAGTCCAACTGCACGATCCTGAATGTCTTGATAGCTTTGGCTAACACCAACACCAACAGATACTTTGCTGATAACTGGCATGTCGTAACTAGCAAATACTACAGATTGTTTTGGATTTGCGCTATCCCAATTTACACGGGTCTTAGCACCAACCATGGCATAACCAGGACCAACTTTAACTCCAGCGTTTGCGCCAACTAGACCATACTCATATGGCTTTGCACCAGCACCGCCATTATCAAAACCAACGCCAACGAATGGGCTGATACCGAAAACTGTTTTACCTGCAGTAAGTTCCAAACTATTGAACATAGATTGGTTGTCATTGGTACGAGCATTACGATTTTGTAATCCAAGATTCAAACCACCTAATGTAGTACCAGCACGGACATACTGTGCGATACTTTGTTTGTTACTTACACGGTCGGTAACTTGGTCAACACCATACGAAACAAAACCACCGGCTTGTGCGGCAGTTGCGATTGCAATTAAACTTGCGATTGCGATTTTCTTCAAAATAAAACTCCTTGTTAATA